CTGTAGAATCCACTATCCAATTTCCAAAGATTTCTTCAGCTATCTCTTCGGGTGTTTTCTTTGCTCTCGTATCCATTCTGTCGGTATATATTTGTTAGCCCACTTTATATTATTCTTATCACACCATTGGGCATAGGTTGTGCGACTATTCTTATTTAACTTATTGTTAGGTCGCATAAAGACCATTCGTATATCTAACTCAGGGTGTTGTGCTATTACCAGTAACATCTTTTTACGATCCTTAGAGGTAAACCTTCCCTTTAGTTCAATAATGATTCCGTTTGGGAGTATAATATCAGGAATATATTTTCGCTGTTCGGAAATCTCGTAGTAAAGATTAATAGTTTCATATTCAAAAGGTGTTTTACTTTTATGTAATTTAGAACAAACATCCTCTTCATATTTACTCCTATATCTATTGTTGTCTATTTTCATAATAAGTCTTTTTATTGTGGCAACTGTGACATAATCCTTGTAGATTAGATTCGTCTAACTCAGCTCCACCTTGTTTGATGGGTACAATGTGGTCGACTACATCAGCAGGTTTAACCATATCATCTTTTAAACAATGAACACACAAAGGGTTCTTGTCTAATACAACCCTTCTTAACTTTCGCCAAGCGTACTTTCTATAGAACGAAGTATCTCCACCCCAAGACTTGTTTTTCTCAGCCTTAGTTCGTCTATCTCTTGGTTTAGGAAGCCAAGGCATATTATTGTCTTACTTAGATTTTGCTGATCCACCAAAGAAGAAGTCTATGATGGTGTTTACTTTACTTGACATAGCACCAAATACTGTACTTATAAAACCTATTTCATAATCTGAAAGTTCTAAAGTATTTGTTATAAAGCACTTGAACATAAAGTAAGATATAAGAAAATAAGCACAAGTAAAGATGATAGCCAATATCTTTTGTATGAAGCTATCGTCCATAAACATTGTTCTAGCACTATCTCTATCTTGAACCTCCAAAGCAAACATATCCTTCTCGTGGTCTTGTATAACTTTTTCAAACTCATTTTTAAGTTTTAATCGTTCTTCATCAGTTGTTACTACATCGTCTATTATAGTAGAAGCTTGTCCTACTAAACTTTTAAGAATATTTTTTATCATAATGTAATTATATCAGGTGCGTATCTGTACTTAGTATCTCCATCTTTATCTTTATAAGCCTCTAAAACTTCTCGTCTGTTTTTAGATTTTTTAAGGGATATGTGAATCCAAGAGAAATCAAATTCATTTATCATTTGGTCAAACTCAATTGCATTATCTATAATCCAGTCGTAAACTTCTTTATTACACATTTGACCTTCCTTCCAAAATTGAATATCGACAGCTTCGCCTTTGCTGTGTTGCGACTTATTAGACCCACCAATAGCACGATTAAGCTCTTTGGAACGATAACCACTACTAATCCTGATAGGACCAAGGTGGTTACGAAGAGGCTGTAAAAGATTTGTAACAATCCTTTGCAAGTTCTCCAAGTCTTTTTTTGTCGGTTCATTATCTATTCCAAGTCTTTTGGCTGTGTTACTTCGAGTAATCTCCGATAACACAAAGTTTTTACTTAGTCTCATTTCTCTTTGATTTGATTAGCAGCTAACAATAATTCTATCTTGTGTAACTTAGTCGATATATCTGCTAAGATAACCTTTAATTCGTTATCAGACTGCTCTAAGTGATATACTCTTGAAGATAGTTTAGTTACTTTAGTCTGAAGAGTAGCCCAAACACCTACACCAGTTGAAAGTAATATAATTATTGATATTATTAACTCGATTAATCCTATTGTTACTTGCATTACTTTATTTCTTTTTTAATTTAAAGGGAGTGAAAGTAGCCTATCGAAAAGGTAGCGAAAAGATACACTACAATCAATCTCCCTTTTTATACTCTTGCTAATGTTATTTTTGCTCCGTAAACTTGTCGTCTTGTTGCTCCAGCAAAAAATCTTATGCTTAAATATTTACCTGGTGTGCCTAAAAATGCAGTAGATAATATTTGATTTGAATTAACTGCTGGTGAACTTGTTAGAGCAGTAGCAGTAGCATTTTCAACACTACAAGCATAAACATCAAAAGTAGATGATGATGAACTTCCATATACTTTTACGTGAGTAGCCCCATAACCTTTAGGCACTTGAAAAGTAGCGTAAGATGCAACACTAGCACTGTTATAATCTGAAGATCCTCCGTTTGTAGCTGTTGCTGATGTAACGCTTAGACTCGATGTCATACAAAAATCTACAGCAGTAAGATATGCTTCTAAATCGTATATATTACCAACATTGAGACCTCTTAACCAATAAGAATCTATCTTTTCAGTTGTTAATGTATTAGTAGTTTTATTAAATGTTAAGTCACTATCACCCTCAAATGCTCCACTATCATTAAATTGAACTTGCGTATCTGAGCCTCCTGGACTTGTGCTACCGCCTCCTGTTATTACGTTGGTTAGGTCGTAAGTTAAAGGAACTAATAAACTACCTACAGGGTAATCTTTATTAGGTGTAAATGATGCTAAATCTATCACCGTATCACTTGTGCTAGAATCTCCAGCAGCTGTTAGTGTTAGAGGGTGTGTGCCATCAGGATAGCAAAGTAATAATTTTTGACCACTGTATATTTTACCTCTACTAGCAGAAGCTAAAGTTATTTTAGTATAAGCAGTATTCTCAGGCAAATCAGACGCAAGAGAACCATAAGCATTATTAGACTTTTCTTGACTTATTAAATTACTATTAAATCTAATAGATTCTGTTAAAACTTCAGTAGTAGGTCTAAAACTTTGTTGGTAAACTTCGGTTGGATCTTCAGGTGTTTTTGTTAACCCTGTATCTGTTTTAAACCACTCACCACTCATAGTCTCACTTTGAGCCTTAAATGTTCCACCTAAAAATGAATAGTATTTATTACTACCATCATTATTAATAGAATACTTAACTAATTTTAAAGGAGAAATGTCAGGACTAAATATATCTGCTTGTAGTATTTCTAAAGGCTCAGTTTGTAATTCTAAAAACTCTTTAGTTAAAAGTTGTGATATATTAATAAATCCACCTGAATTTCCTCTTCTAAAACCTTGTGAAGCTACTAAGTAGTTTGACCCTGAAGCATATTTAACGGAAAAAATAGTGTTAGAAAAATTTGTTGAACCTGCTGATGTGCATCCTGTTACAACTTCTCCTAAATCATAAGTTTCATAAGCATCATTAATATCTTGAGATGTTTGATAAGTTAAACCTACTTCACCATCTAATGATTCCGTATCAATACCGTTCATATAAATATCATTCGCTACAGTAGATTTAGTTACGCTAGAAGGAGTTGCTGTAATATATTCTGTTGAAGCACCATCTTGATATTGCCAATAATCATTAGTACAATTTAATTCTATTGTTATATCTCCTGAAACTTCAGGTATTGGTATTCCACTTAAAGTTTGAAACCTTAACCTTGTTCTAGCTGTATACTCCCCTGTTGAAGAATTATATTCTATATTACAAGGGTAATTATCATCAGAATCTTCTATTGTATTTGATAATGAAGAACTTGTAGTCATACCATAAGTTCCACTCGCATTTGGACCTACTGTTGCATAGCCAATATTTCTACCTCTTTTTAATTCAATGGATTGCTCAGTATTTTCCCACACAAAACTCAGACCAACTAGTTTTAACCACCTTGCATTAGAACCTGTCCCGTGTTTTATTTTTAAAGTACCTATAGTTCTTATTGCCCAATTTTCTAAAGAACGACCTGCATTTGGAGTAAAAGAAAAAGTTTCATAATGATAAGCTTCAAATGTCAAACCTAAAAAACCTGTATCAGGATCTGCTGCTTGAAGTTGACCTGCTGTAAAAGGAGTTTGTAAATTAACTCCTTCAGGTACATTGAAAGCTGTATTACCATTAATAAAGTCTAATTTTACACTTTTAAATAATGGTTCATAAGTTATAGTAGAACCTGCTAATATTGTTCCTTTATTAGCATTTTGTGTTTGGTCTATTTCTAATAATGTTGTTACATCTCCAACACCTGAAGAAGGAACTTCATCATTAGAACCTAAATATGGGTACATTCTTATATCTCCCGAAACATTATCTGCTAAATTATTTGGTTGTATAAAGTTATAAACCCCATCACTTAAAAAACAGACTGTATTAAATGTTTTCATACAACCTTTAAGTACATCGTATTTTTTGTAGTCGTATGGTTTCTTTTCAATATTTTTTCTATATGCTCCTGCTGTAATATAATATAAGTAAAAAGGATCATTTGATTGATATGTGTCCCCATCTCTCCACCAATCTACACTTGTTTTATACCATTTATAATTTTGAGGTATTGGTGATAAATCTGATGATGTATGGTCAAATAAAGACATTGTATTACCAAAGTCGTTTATGTGATTATTAATTCTATCAGGTTGATTCCAATTAGAAGATGTTAAAATATCTTCAGCTCTTGATTTATAAACTCCTATTGAATCCGTAGCAATTATTTTAACTTGGTAAGGGAATGGTTCATTAGATAATACATCAAATGATGGTTGTACCCAACCGAACCACCAAAGGTTAGGATTACTTACAGAGTTTTTATATATTCTAACAAAATACTCTTTATCACCACTTTCAAATACATCATAAATAAAAGTCTCATCACCAGTATTTTCAGCAAATAAACTTATAACACACTCTGAAGTTAAAAATTGTCTATCCCTTGTTCCTCCTTCACCCGTCCATTTAATCTCAAATCCTTCACCTTGAAGGTTCATATCGGTACTACTACCTGAGTAATTTTTTTTCCAAATTTCAACGTACCAAGTTGTACCTGCTTGACCTTTTATTTGAGAATCTCTGTACTTTCCGTATGCCATAATACCTTTTTATCTTCTACTTTTTCTTCTGTTAGCTCTATCGAACACAATCAATAAATCATCACCTGTTATTTTTACATCAGGTATAGCCGAACCACCACCTAAAGCGTGGTTAGGTATAATTGTTCCTTTTTGTGACGGTACGAATAATTCAGGTCCTTGTTCCCCAACGAGACTGACTTTACCTAAAGGTGGTTGACCTCCGTTGGCAAAGCCTCCTGCGAACATACCACCTAATATATCTTTAAATTTTTGATTTTTTCCAAATGCTGTTTGAGCTGCGGCAGTTCCACCAAGTCCAGTTAAAGAAAGTATGGCAGTTAATACAAGTGCTTTAATTATCATAGCAGCTATTTGCTTTGCTAAATCTATAAATATTTTTTTCATACCCTCTAAGAAGTTTTGACCACTTAAAATAGTATCGGCAAATGATTGAGCAAAGTTTTCTGATAAACTAACAGCTAAACTATTAAGTGAATTAGTCCACCTTTTTGCTGATGCTAATTGTTGTGCTTTTAATCTAAGGTCTTCTTGATATGCTGCCCAAGCACCTTGTCCAAATATAGCGTCATAAGCTTCTTGAAGGGATCGTGTTTTAGGTTTGTCTTTACCTTCTGTTGAACCATCTTCAGGCATTTCAATATCCCCAAATAAACCACCTAATATATCTAAATCAAAACCTGCCACATCAGACACTAAATCTTTCATAGTATCTCCAAAACTTTTCCATTGTGCTTCGGGAGGCTTAAAATCACCACTAGATATTTGGTCACTTAATATATCTATAGCCATTATAGTACCTTGTAACTTAGGGTTTACACCTGCAAATCCTGCTACTGATTTTAAAATACCTGTAATTGCTGATTTTATTGGTGATGCAGATTTAGCTACTTTTAGTATAAACGTGTCCCAATTACCAATAAGATATAAAACTCCTGCTGCTAAACCTGCAACTAATCCAACTACAATCCCTATAGGATTTGTGAATAACGTAAACCCTGTAACAGCAACCTTTTTAATAACTAAAAATAAGTTACCAAACACACCGACCAAAGCTCCTACTGCAATTAATACAGGTCCTATTGCTCCTGCTACTGCTGCAAATTT